TTCAGAACTTGTAACAGATTTTTCAGATTTTTCTTTAAGCAGCAGTATTGATTCAATAATAGAGGGACTTGATAATGCTAAAAGAAAGAAACAACTTGGTAACAGTCCTAGTAAATTTCCTAACCCGCTTGAACAATTTGCATCTATGGTTCCTTTATGGACGTTGGCAGTACTAACACCTAAACAATTTAACAAGCCATCAGAGTACAGAACAGATGATTTAAGTTTTGCTAGTCAGGTTGATGTAAGAAAGATTGCACCAGCAACAGATTTTGACACAGGCACTTCGATTTCATTAGAAAGTTCAATTATACTTTCAAGTGGAGGTAGAGGTGATGCAAACCGTGCAAAAATATTTGGTGCAGCAGCGCCTGAATACTTCATTGATAATTTTAAAATGGCATCAGTAGTTGCCCCAAGTCCGGCAACAGGTAATACAAACGCAATAAATTTTGAGTTCGATGTACTTGAACCGTATAGTATGGGGTTACTATTACAAAGTATGCAAGCCGCTTCACTTAAAGCAGGTTACCCAGATTATCTAATGGCACCGTTTTTGTTAAGATTAGATTTTAAAGGATATGACGAAAGAGGTCGTATTATCAAAAGTCTTAAACCTAAAAACTTTATAATGAAATTTAAAAAAGTAGAGTTTAATGTTTCAGAAGGCGGAAGCAAATACAGTGTACAAGCGTATCCTTATAATCATCAAGGATTTGCAGATACTGTAGATATGTTGTGGCAAGATATTAGTATTGCACCACAACCTGATACAGAAGCAACAGTTTTTAGTATACTTGGCGATACTGATAATCCTAAAAGTTTAGTTCGTACACTAAATGATAACGAACAAAAACTTGTTAACCAAGGAAGATACAAAATAAAAGACGAATATGAAATTCAGTTTCCTGAAAGAACGTATGACTTTGTAGGAATATCCACTACCGAAGAAGCCAGCGAACTGTCTTTCAATCCATACGGTCCGCCAAACCGACGATCTGTCGGCGGAAGTAAATCAGCAGGATCTGGTTTAGTTGAAGCAGGTAAAAACCCTATAGGAGAAAGCACGTTTGATTATTCTCCTAAAAAAGGTGGTAACTTTGCATTTAGAAAAGAAGATGATGTATTTGACAAAGAAACAGGTAGAATTGAACGAGGCAAGTTAACAATTAATCCTAAAGAACGTGTGTTTAACTTTTCTCAAAAAATGAAACTTACTGACATTATAACACAGACTATTTTAAGTAGTGAACAAAGTGCCAAAGCAGTAAATGGAGAATTACCATTAACAGCAGAGGGATATGTAAATTGGTTCAGGATCGATGTACAAATAGAATTTTTAGATTATGATGATAGTGTAGGAGACTATGCTAAAAAATATACATATAGAGTTGTTCCATATCTAGCTCACGCTAGTGTATTTGGTAACAGCACTGCAAAGCCTCCCGGCCAAAAAGAAATAACAAAACAAATTGTAAAAGAATACAATTATATCTACACAGGACAGAATGCAGATGTAATTGACTTTGATATTAAGATTAATAACTTGTTCTATACAGGTATTAATCCTGCTATTGAAGGGAATACACAGAGTGAGGCTGATAAAAACAACGGCGGCACCAGCGCAAATAAAACTAAAGATGCATCAGCAACTGAAGGTACAGATAAACAAGCACAAGTTTCTAATCTAGGAAAAACTAAAGCCAAGAAAGATCCAGATGCATTTAATGTATTAAAGGGAGGATCAGGAACACAATCTGTTGAACAGAGAGTCGCAGAAAACTTTCATAATGCTCTTGTTAAAAATGCTAGTGCTGATTTAATTAAGGTTGATCTTAAGATATTAGGAGATACATTTTGGTTAGTAGAAAGTGGACTGAGCAATTACTTTGCATCGGCTGAGAAAGGATCTCAGTATATGGCAGACGGAACCTGTAACTATGAAGGTAACGATGTTTTTATTAGGATTAATTTTAGAACACCAGTAGATGTAAACGGAGCAGGTGTAAATGGAAATGATAAACCTGATGGACTTTACAGTTTTAGTAAAGCAACTACACTAAGTCCGTTTAGTGGTATCTACAGAGTATATAAACTTGAAAGCGAATTTTCATCAGGACAGTTTACACAAGTTTTATCTTGTGTAAGAATGCAAGGACAAGCAGAAGATTATGACGGCGAAGCAGTAAAAGAAGAAGCAAGCAGTAATGCACTTGCTACTGCGATAGGTGCCGAGAAGCCGTTAAAAACTAATGTATCACAGGAACTTCCTCTTGCAGATAAACTTGCACAAGCATTTGGATTTAATAGCATTTCAGAATTACAAGCGAAATACCCTGCTGGTCCTAATGACAAACCTAAAACACCTGAAGGTCCAACTCTTACAGAAAAAAGAAGACAATCCAACGGCACGATTGTTAATTTTAATATCGATAGAACAAAACCATTTACTGACACAACAGATGCTGATGGAAATATATTAAGGATTTACGAGAGCTAGATGGCAACAGATAAAAGAACCAGATATGATAGAACACGTGGCGTTGGGTTAGGCTCAGGCGTATATGTGGCCACAGTTGTTAGCACAATGGATCCTACATTTAACGGTAGACTGAAAGTTACTTTGTTGAAAGCACAAGGTAACGATGTAGGAACTGAAAACCAAACGTACCTAGTAAACTATGCATCACCGTTTTTTGGACAAACGCCTTTTGAAGGTCAAGGACTTAATCAAACGGATTTTGACGATACACAAAAATCATACGGTATGTGGGCTGTTCCACCTGATGTAGGAGTAAATGTACTTGTATTATTTGCAGATGGAGATCCTGGAAGAGGATATTGGTTCGCTTGTGTACCTCCAAGTTTTAGTAACAATATGGTACCTGCTATCGGTGCAACAACACAAGTAGCAATATCACCAGAAGATAAAAAACGCTACAATACAGACCAGCCATTGCCGGTAGGTGAAATTAATAAAGTTTATAATGGTGAAAAAGGCGACGACGAAATTGATCCTGAAAAAATTAAAAAACCTTTACATCCTATTGCAGATAGGTTTTTAAGACAAGGTACTATCGAAGATGATGTAAGAGGTCCTAGTGTCAGTAGTTCAAGACGTCAAGTACCTAACACTGTGTTTGGTATCTCAACTCCCGGACCACTAGATTACAGTCAGGGTAGTAAGCGTATGACTATCGGACCTGCTGAATCTCAAACACAAACACCGATTCCAATTAGTAGATTAGGCGGAACACAATTTGTTATGGACGACGGTGATGACAGATATCAGCGTAAGACAGCACCAGATACAGGCCCTGTAGAATATGCAGATGTAAATGCTGGTGAAAAAGGAATACCAGATCTTCCGTACAATGAGTACACTAGATTAAGAACTAGAACAGGTCATCAATTATTACTACATAATTCTGAAGATTTAATTTATCTTACAAATTCAGGCGGAACTGCTTGGATTGAAATGACAAGCAATGGCAAGATTGATATTTACGGTGCTGACAGTATTAGTATCCACAGTGAGAATGATTTAAACATTAGAGCAGACAGAGATGTTAATATTGAAGCAGGACGAAATATCAATATGAAAGCCACAGCAGAATATGTTTCGCCTAATGAACTACATCGCAGAGCCGAAGGTGATACTAAAACTGTTTCTAAAATTGTAGATGGCGATGAGATCGAAAGCGGTCGTATACAAATTGAAAGTGCTTTTAACACAAATATTTTAATTGGCGCTAATGGAAAGATAGAAACTCGTGTTTATGAAAATCAACAAGAAGTTTCTACAAGTGGTGATTTAGATATTCTTGTTGCTGGAAATTATAGACATACTATCGGTGGCACTACTGATATCAATACGCTTGGTGATAGATCAGATACACAAGCAAACTGGGATATTAATACAGGTGGTTATAATTACTTGACATCAGGGGCTAATACAGAAGTTGCAGCAGGCGGAGACATTCTTATGTCAGCAAGTCCTAACATACACTTAAACGGCCCAGCAGCAACTAGTGCAGAACTTGCAGATTCAGCACAATCAATTGCTGATCTAATTACACACGATAACATATTCACTAATACTGTATCAGAATGGAATCCAACAAAATACCAGCAAGGTGCTTTTAACAGTATTATGAAACGTATACCAATGCACGAACCGTGGGCATTACACGAAAATCAAACCCCTAATTTCTTACAGCCTGCTAATACAGATAGGGAAAGACCGAGCGAGGAATAAACAATGGCAAATATATACAACAAAAAAACAGTAGCAGTAAACAAAGCATCAGTAGGCGATCAAACTTCTTCAACTTTTACATATAAAGGTTTTAGTAGTCAGCGTCCTAAAGAAGGATTTAAACTATATGACATTGATCTAGTAAAACAAGATTTAATCAATCACTTCTATATTAAAAAAGGTGAAAAGTTACAAAATCCTGAATTTGGAACAATTATATGGGATATGATATTTGAACCTTTTACTGAAGAAACTAAAAAATTAATAGCAGACGACGTCGAAACAATTGTAAATTATGATCCTAGGGTTGTAGTTGACGCTGTATCTATCGATAGTACCGAGATGGGTATGAGAATTGAAGCAAGTGTAACATATCTTCCGTTTAATGTAAGCGATAAGATGAGTTTTAATTTTGATAGAACAACGTCAACAATTAAGTAAGCAGTTAATAGATAACGCTAAATATTACTAAGGAATAGGATGCAATGAGTACTACATCAAGACAAAATAATTTAATACTTAACGAGGACTGGACTCGTATATATCAGACGTTTCGTAACGCTGATTTCAAGTCTTACGACTTTGAAAACTTGCGTAGAGTCATTATTACATATTTGCGTGAGAATTATCCAGAAGATTTCAACGATTATATTGAAAGTTCAGAGTACCTAGCACTAAT